TCAGGATGTGCAGCGGAAAGCCAATTGCATGATGAACCGGCCTTCTTCTGTCGGTACCGGCTTAGGCATGCCGCCAAGGTTGTAAACTGAGTTGAGTTCGCAATCGTCCGGAAACTCGGATACGAAACTGAGAATGTCTTTCGCCCTGGTTAACACCGGCTCCGGATCATTCTGTGCGGACACCAGAATCAGCATTACATTGTCATCTGCGCCAAGGTCAGAAAACCTGCCGCTGCCGCCGTCAGGCTGAATAACGGCATATTGCTGTGTGCGTGACTCCGGCTCTTCTGTCCACGTCAGGTACTGAACAGTGAAGTCATCCAGCAGGCCGACGCGGTTCAGATAACGCTCAAACGCTTCGTGTATCATATGCGCATCTCCTGATGCATGGCTGCTTCAATCTCATCGCGACTCTCTTCAAATCCCAGCGTGAGGAACTCTTTTCGCGCAGTGGCACGCCGGAATGTCTGCTTAACTTTCGGGTCATGAACAAATACCGCGTAGTTGGCAGAATACCCGACACGACCGGTAACGCGGGTGCCGTTCACTGTGATTTCACGGAACTGAGAGTTGATAAGCGTTGATGTGTCGATAGGCGTAAACAGCGTGGCCTGAGCACCACCAATCAGCATCGCCGCCTGTATTGCGCGGGTGACTTTGCGACCGATGATATTGCCGACCAGTGCATTGATATTCGCACTGACCTCTGCAATACCTCTGATTTTCGCCGCCATATCACACCGCCGTTATCAGGGTGTAGTCATCCGCTATGTGCTCGAATACATCCTCATCGCGTTTGATGAATTTGATTTCGTCAGCACCAGCAGATACCGGATCCCCTGAGTGCCTTCCGATAGCGATAAAATCACCTTTCTTCGCATCAGCGTACTCAGTCCAGAACACCAGTTTGATAGTGATTTCAGAGCCGATATCAATCTTTCCGCCCTTAAGCTCGCTACCATAGCCACACAGGAAATGAACCGGTTCCGAAAATTCGGGCTTACCGTATTTATCCTTCCCGGCAAGCCGCCACAGTGTGGCCCATGAGGTATATGCCCAATTTGCAACTGAACTCATCGATACCCCCCGACCACACCAAAGAATCCGACCGTTTTACTCGACAACGGCAAATCAGAAAGACACCCGGCACTGTCCCATGCGCGGATCTGATTCAGCAGATAATCAGTACCGGCAGAATCATATGCGAAAGAACGAGACGCCCCGCTAGGAGCGCTCTGTGATGATATCTTTCGTGCGCCAGACAGCGAGGCCAGCCGCACAACGGTGTAAATCAGCAGCAGTTTCTGCGTGGTTTCGTCGTAGCTGGCTTCGAGACATCCGGACTTTGCATTAACCTGACTCAGTAACAGCGACAGCACAGAATCAGGCAATGTAAACCCGAGTTCCGCAATCATCGGCTTTACGTCATCAAGAGTTATCTGCATTATTTTTTACCGTTAGGTTTTGCCTTTGGCTGTTCAGGCTGTTCAGGCCGTTCAGGCTGTTCAGGCTGTTCAGGCTGTTCAGGCTGTTCAGGCTGTTCAGGCTGTTCAGGCTGTTCAGGCTGTTCAGGCTGTTCAGGCTGTTCAGGCTGTTCAGAATCGTCGTTACCAGGCGATGCTACTTCAATATCACCCGATGCGATAATCTCAACCAGACCAGCCTTTTCCCATTCTTTCGCGCTTTCATCTGACATTGTCAGTTGGCTGCCGGCTTCCACAGGCTGGAAACCGGCACCGGCGAAGAAGTTATTTGAAACTACTTTTACCAGTGCCATAAATCCCCCTTATGCGCCTTTCGCGTGAACAACTGAGAAGTGGCCGCTGATGTCCTGTTTAACCATCAGACCGGCAGCACCCCATGTGCGCCATACGTAATCTGAGTTATAGAACTGGCGCGGATCTGCGACAGTACCGAACGCCTGACCGACAATCGGAGCGATAACACCGGCACCCAGTGGGATGATCAGCATTTCATTGCCTTTCAGCTCGTAATCTTCTTTGATGTCTTTGATGCCGGTGATTTTCTTCACTTCGTCCAGAATGGTGCGGGTCTGGTTAACGTCGAAATACACGCTTTCCCAATTCGACAGGATTTCACCTGACACATACCAGGTCTGCTCACCGTATTGTTTGTTTTTCAGTTTCAGCACATCACGCAGTTTGATGATTTCTGCGCGGATCACCTTGCCGTCCTGCTCGGTGGCAAAGTTAACAGTCAGTGTCACCTGCGCAACGCGCTCATCAGCACGGAAGCCCTTCCATGATTTGCCATCAAACTTGATGAAATTACCTTCGGAATCACGGAACCCGTTCCAGATAAAGTCAACGTATTTGCGGCGAACAGTATCAACAGAATCAGACTGCGCATCGGACAGAGATGCCAGCGCAGAACCTTTCGCGAAGATTGGGTCACGGAAGCCGAACTTAAAGCCGGTATCGTGAATCGGCACCATCGTACCGTCAAAGGTGAATGCACCGGCATCAAGCAACGCACCAATCTGGCCGGACATTGACGTATGAGCCACGCCGCCGCTGCCTTTACGGGCATATTCATACACGGATTCTTCCAGACGCACGGAGCGGGAAAGCCCCATCAGGTCATTCAGCAGGGTAAACTCGGTATTCGGCTGAAACTCGGACAGAACAGTCTGGTCGTATGCTTTATACAGGCGGCGGATGTCATCAACTGCGTTAGCGGCATCGACTCTGATTGCGCCGTTACCGCGTGAATTGGCGCGGATAATGAACTCAGCAACAGCCTGCGAGGATGCGTCACGGGCAATCTGCAGTTCGCCAAACTGCGCCGTATTTGCTTCAAGGTTGCCGGTTTCGGTCGCTTTTTTGGTTGAAAAATAAAACATTCGGTTCTCCTTACTTGAACACAACGCGAACCAGCTCACCCGCCTTAGCGGTCAGTGCTGAATCTTCTTCGACATAGGCGAATACAACTTCACCTTCCGCAGCGGTGGCCGCTGTGAGCTGGCCGTTGGCAACAATCACCGGCTGGCCTTTTTTATACGTACCGGCAGCGGCGCGGACGTTCAGGAATAATCCCTGCAATGGCTGGATTGCCACCACCAAATCACCGGCTTTCAGGTCGTCATCTACGCCTTTGCAGCGCAGATAATCCATGTTTGCCACGTACAGGATCGCCGACTCTTTACCATCTACTGAGGCTTTGAACTTGCCGCCATCGAAAAAGCCTACCGTGCCGGGCTTAATGTCTGCTAACGCCTCGCCTTCACGATTTAACAGCGGGTTAGGGAAAATACCGCCCGCATGAATCACACGTTTTGTTTTGTTCGCCATTTCGTTTTACTCCGGCATTTCTGATACTGAGGTGGAAGAGTTATGCTGAGAATGGAACGAGCCATTCAGCCCCTGAACCGGTGCACACTGCGCATACAGCTCTTTCAGCGGGTCGCCGTCCAGCGCATTCACAGCTGTTTCTGTGAAACCAAATTTGGATTTCACCGCTTCACGCATGGCTGATTTTTCTTTATCAGCGTTTGCGTTTAACTGACTTTTAAGTGCGCTGATTTCATCAGTGAGCGGCTTGAGTGCGGCATTCACTGCTGCGGTGACGTCATCTGTGTTAGCGGCCTTGTCTTTGGCCTCTTTCTCTGCTTTCTCACGCGCCGCTTTCTCTTCCGGCGTTTCTTCGCCTTTTGATTCATTGGCAATCATCTGGTTGTACGCATCCATCAGCTCAGCATCGGATTTTCCGTCTGTGTCGATGCCTTTTGCCTTCAGCGCGTTTGTGATGAGTTGTTTCATCGGGTCGTTTTCCTTATTGGTTTTTACTTCGTACTCTGTTGGCTTGCGCACAACTTCAATGGGCTCACCGACAAGATCAGCTTCGCCGTTGTCGTCGATGAGATACTTTTGCTGGTAGGTTTTACCGGATGTGTAGTAGATGAATTTGTCAGGCCAGACTGCTTCCGGATAAGGCCAGTCGTCATCAGGAAATTTCGACCTTAATGCAGCACGTAATGCACTGTGGATATCATCGAAAGAGAGATTTGACCCGTTGGTGAAGAAGAATTTCACCTTGCTGAGAATGTCCGCTTTCGTACAATTTGCCGCATCAACCAGGCTGACATTTTCGATATCGCATTTCTGCCCGTCAGTGTTAACGAACATCCCGACACCGTCCTCCGGTGTGGCTGCTCCCGGCTCACTCGCCGGAAGAATGGCGATGTGGTCAAAGTGCATGTTTCGGGCGACCCATGTATAGGGCTTACCCTTCGACTTGCCTTTGTTCTGCTCGCGCTGTAGCAGCAATCCGGTGGAGACGTGGATCGGGTCTGTGCTGTTACCAGCAATGATGTCATCCACACGGGCTAGGAACTCTTTGCCTTTCTCAGTGGCATCAGCAAACCGTCGGTTGACCTTCACATCCATGACGACTCTTTCACCATCTTTGCGTACATTCTCAGCCCATGCGCCGATGTGAAACTGGTTTACTGCTCTCGGCGTGTCAGCCGATACGTAATCTGTGCCGATTTTAGGGTGTCCGTACGGGCACTGCTTCCCCTCCATCGACTGAAAACTGCTGTTAATTTCGCTGGCCGGATATAGCCCCCCGTTCATCACAACGTCATCAACAACAGGCACAACGCCGCGAATGACGATATGCTCGTCACCGTCGATGGTTTCAGTTGAGATATTGGAGGAATTGATAGCCAGCGATTTAACATGAATACCCGAAAGCTTCATGTGGTGGCCTCTTTGGTTATGAATCTTTGTCTGTTGACCAGGCTTTCCGCTCTGCTGCCAGCCGGTCAATAATGCCTTTGTTGTAAATCGTCCCGTCATCATTCAGTAATACCGGCTGTGTCGCGCAGTAGCAGTTAAACCGGTTGCCGCCGTCGGCATAGAACGCTTCGACCTCTTCGACAGTGAACACCTTGCCGTGTCGTGCTGCATGCCAGCTGCGTGTAGTCGGTTTCAGCGCAGATAGCCACAGCAGACCGGTACGCAAACCGAGCCGCTCACTTGCCCACGTGGTTTCATTCCAGTTTGCACGACGTAACGCGCCTACCTGTTCCGTCTGAGCTATGCGCTTTGCGTTGCTCATTGAGACATCCAGCCTCTGACTAACGATTCTGGCTGTTTCTCTCGGGTTGACACCCCTGGCTATCGACATGCCGATAATGTTCGACAGGTCAGCGCGGGCGGCATCAGAAATACCTTTCCAGTCGCTGAACGTTGAGATAAACGCTGCGGCTAGCTGGTTCTGATATGCAGGCTGCGACATCAGGTAAGTGAGCGTTGTCTGTGACGCATACACCTCTGACTGTAGCGACAGATTGGTGTACGCATTCAGCGTACCGCGATCATACTCAGCTGCGACATGGCTGAACGCCCACAGATTTTCATTCCCGCCCTCAAGCAGATATTCATCCAGAATGGATTGCAGCCTCTCAAGGAAACGCGCGTACTCGTCAGGACGCTCAGTGAGGTCATACGAATAAACACCAGCGTTAACCCTGATAAGCGAATCTGGTTCGTTCTGTGCGTTTTTAGCGAGGATGTAGCTGTAGAGTGAGTTCTGATTTCGCTCTCTGCCGGTGAATGACAGATCGAACAGCTGGCGGAGTTCTTTTTTCAGTCCGTGATACCGCTTTTCAATATCGCGGTACATCTTTCTGACTGGCTTTCCTGACTGTGTCGGGTCGGCCTTATTTCCCGGTATTATCGGCGACCCTGTTCTCTGGTTCTTTATCATCAGTTAACGGGTCTCCTTTGGGTACGGTTTCCGGTGGTTCAATACTTTCAAACTCGGTCAGGGTCGGATATTCCCCCAACGCCCTGATTTCGTTCTCCTGGAATACCGAATGACCGAATGCCTGCTGTGTTTTAACAGCGACATCGGCAGCTTTGTTCATCGAGTCGATTTTCTCAGCCTTACTCGGTGCCAGTAAATCAGACCAACTGACGGTGATTTCCTCTCTTGGCTCGATAATGCCGAGCGCCCAGAATCGTGATACCACGGACTCAATCACTGATTTCAGAAATCCTGTGCGCCGTGACATGCACGTTTTCGCCCAATCCTTCATGTCCTCTGTTGATGCCCGTTCACCGGTAATCTGACCAATCAGCACCTTAACCGGCATATTGATTGAGGCGGCGAATTCAGCCAGTGCGGTACGCCATGTCGGTTCAGGGTCAGCCGGTGCAACGGAAAGCACACTTGCCGTTCCTTCCTGCATCATCACTGATGCGTCAATGCTCTCGTTTAGTCTGCGAACCTGCTCATCAAGTGCATCGGCAAGGCCGTCCATATTGGTGCCTAATGCCTCCGCCAGGCGCTGGAAGTCGGTTTCTTTGCTGAACGCATAGTTGAGCTGACGACTGGCGTTTTTCAGGAATCCTTCAGCACTGCCGCCCGATACCTTTTCAGCATCAATGAGCTTGTTGTAGCCTTTCCGCAGTAGTGGGGTTCCAGATGTTAACTTTCCGTCCGCCGCCCCTTCAGCAAGAATGATTACGCGATCAGGGTGAATATCAATAATCCGACCGGGAGAGCCATCTGATTCCTTGCCGACATGCAATTCCGTGAATGAGTACAGCGCCGGATAGCCGTAATCCTCACTGAGCTGGTCTTCATTCCAGCGCCTCACATCAAGCTGCTCTTCCCATGCGGGGATCATGCGGATAATGGCCTTGTCTTTCAGGCGGGAAACCACAGCTCTGTCGACCGGTTCATCCCATTTTCGTCCATCACGCAACTGAATAATCAGACCTGAATACCGGCCAACCAGATTGCGCTTGTCGGCCTCTTTGATTTGCTCCCAGTGCGATTTAAGCAACTTGTTCAGTTTGTTATCCCAATCAGTAGACCCATCCTGGTCTGCTTCTTCGTCACCTTCGAATATTTCAGGAACATCAATCCAGCAGCCGGAGATATACCGGTCTACCGCTGCACCGCCCAAAGCGTTACGGTCATAGGCGGCGTAAAAGTCATTAAACGTCAGCACTTCCGGATAACCGAACTCACGCCAGATGCGCGGTCGCTTTGTGTTTCCGGTTCCGGTGCCACCGGTTGCGTATGTCATTCTGGCTCTTGCTACCGCACTGATAGCGTTATTCACCGCCAATGACAGCCTGTCTCTGTTTACTTCCATTGTTGCCCTCATTAACGTTTACGAACCAGCATGCCGGAGTGAGATTTCTTATTACGGCGACTGACCGCGAAATAACGGAATCCGTCAGCATCGTGTGATGTGTAGTCGTGAAGTGGTTTATCTTTCCAGCACCCGCGTTTGTCATCCCACTCTTTCCGGTACGCCTCAAGGTGAGTGATGCCTTCGCCGCATTTGTTCTCGTCGAATACACAGAGCGGCAGGATTTCACGCACTGCCTCAATACCCTCATCAACGGATAGCTTCGGCACTACTTCGAAACGTATTGAATAAATCTGCCCGTCAATTTCGTACCCTTCCCGCGCCAGCTCCCGGCGTGATTTCGCATCAGAGCCGAACTCGCGGTTATCGATATCATGTGGCCCGTTATGGCTGGCATAGTCATAGCCTTTATCTTTCAGCACCTTCATGTAGTGCCGCAGACCCTCACCACTGTTTGAGTAGTGATCTACAATGTGAAATTCTTCACCAACTTCACGAACAAACCAGATTGAAGTGGAGTCACCCACACCGATATCCCAGTACGTATGCACCGGCAGGTGTGAGTTATCAGGGATTTCGCCAATGCGTTTATTCTCGTACAGCCAGCGGAATTGCTTGGCGTAATACGCACCATCCACAGACTGCTGAAATGCCTCTGACGGTATCGACGGGTATTCCCTCTTCATATCGTCGCCGAGTGTTTTTTCTTTGGCGTAGTACCAGGCTTTCTGCCGGTCGTTGAGCGTAATTCCGTACTTGCCGGATAGCTCAGCAAAATAATCAGACAGGCGCTGCGGTAATTGCTCAACAGGGTCGATTGCGTACTGCGGATTCTTCCACCAGGAGAAGAAGAAAAACTTCCAGTCCAGCGGAGATAATGACTTACCCTGCATCAGTGCTTTTTCAGCCAACTGGCAGTAATCGAAGAAATAACCGGCCCGACCCTCTGCCGTGCTCTCAATCGTCGTGAAGCATTCCGTTGATACCGCCTCAAACGCCCCTGTGACAATCTCACGGGCTTTCTCTGGCTGCTTGGCGCATATCTTCCCGAACTCCGATACGTGCAGGTAGCGCAGCGTACCGCCACGAAACGACACGGACACAGTCACCGAGCCGCCTTTGCTGAACACCAGTTCACCGGCGGAGTCATTACTCGCGGGATTGGCTGCTTTGATTTCGTCCGGCAGGCGCTCGTAGGCGTATTTGATTTTCTCCCGGAACAGGCGTTTTGCATCCGGCAGGGTGTGTGCAATCAGTGCGCACTTAGCCGATTCAAATATGGCCGCGTCCAATTGGATAATGCAGACCTCTGTCGTGAAACCAAGCTGACGGGCTTTCAGGATGATATTGCGGTTGTGGATGCCTTCGAAATATTCCGTTTGCTCAGGCGTCATTTTAAAGCGAACCGGTCGACCTTCTTTATCGGTGATCCAGTACAGATTATTCAGACGCCATTGCTTATTACGCAGTAACGCTAAATGCTCTGGCTTCATGTTATTTGCTCGATAGTTCGTCCATCAGGTCGGAGAGCTGGCTGGCTGTTTTATTCGGCTGCATGTCATCAAGGCCATACGCCTGACGCTCAAGGCCGATAAGGTTCTTCAGTGTTTCGCTCAGCGCTTTGGCTGACTTCACGCGTTCAGGCAGTGAGATAACAGCATGGTAAATCTCGTTCAGCTTGTCTCGCCCATTATCATCTGGCTCAATCATCAGCTCGCCGAGTTTCTCCAGTGCGGCCACATCGGCACACTCTGCGCTCAGTTCATCAAACAGCACGTTAGCCAATTCACGCGCCCGCCGGATATCGCCGCGATGCTCCATGCGAACAGTAGCAATAACCTCTGCATTTGCTTCGATTAGTATCCGCTCGGATACTGCCTTTTCGGTGGATACCTTAGTGGATACCTCGCGTTTGGATACCAGTGCATCGGCCTTGAGTTTTATCTTTTCCCTGAGGTCTCTTTCCCACCCTTCCTTTTTGGCTCTTTTGTTAATTGCCCCGTGAGTAATGTCGTGCTGTGAGGCAATTTCACGGAGTGACATCACGCCAGCCCTGTAAGCCGACTCGATGGCCTCCCAGTCTGGTCTTTTAGCCATTCCTATTCCTTACTCTTTTCCTCAACAACCGGAATGTATCTGATGTCGCTGATTTCATCCGGTGAGATATATGTCCATGAGCCATCCAGACCGGCAATACTAATCAGTCCGTTAGTTATGCGTGGCTCTTTCGTTGTCATCAATCCGTGATATGTCGTGCCGTCCTTTTTGGTTGCTGTGACTTCGTATTTTTCAGTCATGCAATTCAACCTCCTGTCCTTCAAATACGATTTCTTTCTTAAAGCACAGGCTTGCTAACCACGTACCGGGCAGAAAGGCTGCGATAAGCAATACCGGCTTCATGTACCAACGCAGGGTCATTTTGTAACTGATAGTTCCTGTAATCATAATTACCTCTCTTGTAGGTCAGATGTTCACCATTTCTTCCACCACGGCAGGTGTCGCCGCATATGAGGGTGTCTTTATCCCGGTGTTACCGATTATTCTGGATGTCCACACGCTAGCTGTGAGGAGTGGCACAGGTCGTGGCTAATGTGGCAGAGGAGATCGGCAGCTCGTAGGTAATAAAAAAGACCGCAGGGCGGTCTATTTGGATTTAGCGATGTCTTTTTCAATCTCGTTCTTAATGCCTGCTTTGCACATCGCGCCAATCGCGAAGGTGGTAGCCAGAACAAACCATCCTGAGTATGCACAGAAAGCTACAAACACCGCATCAGTAAGTACGTCATAGCTTCGCCACAGCAGAGATTGATGCGTGTAGGTTTCAGCTATCTTATCCTTACCAATAACGCCAACCAGAACATTCATAACTGCAAACAGCCATCCGGCGAAATACCCGACATTAATCAGTCCGTCCATATTCATGGTGATGCCAAAATAAAAAGACCCCGCGATTGCGAGGTCGAATGTAATAGCCAGTAATCGTTTCATTGGTGCGCCTCCATCAGCGAAACCATATCTGGGTCCATCTGCGCAATGATATTTGCTCTGGTGTCTGTCAGTGACTTCTTCCGTCCGCCAACGCCCCAGCTATTCATTCTGCGGGCGCAATGGCTAATCTCCTGTTTTTCAGTAGCAATCAGCAGGTCAAGACGGTTAAGCATCGTCATGTTCGACAGCCCGTTAAGTGTCGCTTCGCGGAATGTCTCGTATACGCTGATTTCAAACTCAGGCTTAATCCATGCTGCATAGCGTATCGCCAGTAATTCAGCAGCCCACACGCCTTGCTCATTACCACCATTAACTACTTTAAGTGATTGATTTCCTTTCAGAGGACTTTTTTGTCCTCTGGCATCGAGTGCAGAAACAAAGCGCTTAACTCCGGCGCTGCGGATAAACTTACCTGGCCTTTGTGACTCATTTGCCTCGCCTTTGAGAACTGCAGCCGCATGTAAATCATTCAGACTGTAACGCCCTTCGCTATCAACGCGAACAGACACGCCGTTAACAATAACTTTTGGGTATTGCATGGTGTAAATCCTTATAGAAAACGAACCTGTTCGTACAGAAAATCCGCCCACAGAAACACCATTTAACGGAATTTCTCAGGATCGTTTTCTGTAAGGTTCTGTGTATTTAGATGCGCGTACGAATGCGCCGGTGAAATGCGTAGAGTCGCAACCATCATCACGCATCACTACGTTACTTTGGTCACTTCCGTCTGTTCCGGCATGTCAAGATAGTGATCACCTCCTATCAGAGAAGAGCTATCTAACCTTGTCGGGGTTATTCGTCAGAAGCGGGAGATTCGCTTTTCCAGTACCTGAGAATATTTCGCCATTAATGACAACTGGTCGATTAATAAATCCTGGTCTTCCTGATGGATGGATTTAAAAACATCCCCACCAGTAAATGCTGTGAGCTTTGAAATTTTGTCATCAAGCTCAGCTTTTTCATCCACTACTCGCTGTTGATGTGGTTGCATAGTTAACTCCTGTAGATATAAAAAGCCCCGCTATTTAGCGAGGCGTTGTTGTTCTTCCAGCTCTAAAATTTCTTTGTTTAGCTTGTCCAGCTGGCTATTCCAGCTCATCAGGGTGATAACATCTTCCGGCGGCGTGCTGTCAATAAATTCAAGCACCTTTCTTTTTCCTGATTTCAGGTAAGCCAGCTCGGTTTCAATGCTCACTTCGCTCTCTCCGCTTCAATCTCCCGTATTGCCCGCTTATCGTGATTGCAGTCAGCTATCGACTTCATGGCATCAGCCAACAACAGGATTGCGCCGCCATAGGTCAGTTCGTCAGGAATAACCGGCAGCAGACAATCAGCGGTAAGTTGTGGCGGAATCGGAACCACCGGCGCGGGAACGAATGTCTCTTTCGTATTGCTGCAACTTCCCAACAACACCAGGGGAAACAGGAGTAACAGCGCACTCACTGCCTCTAAACTCCGTCCTGATAACGGTTTTAATTTTGACATTTTCCGTGTCCTCTGTTTCTTTGGCCTTGATGTTGTCGAGAGCCACACGCTGATTGATAGCGACAGCAGATAGGGTGATGTTATTTACCGCCGTCAATGCAGAGTGCTTATCTTTCAGTGCCTGGTGATTATCTTTCAGCCCACCATACAGATGCAGGATAAGCAGCAGGCTGACAGCCAGTATTCCGCAAACGCCGAGCCATATCTTTGTTGCGGTGCTCACAGTAAGCTCCAAGCTCTTTCGAACACATCCGGTGGATACGGCTGATACCCTAACTCAACGCCGACAATCGCAGTAGCCAGCGCAATGCCGGTCTTTTTGTCTTTGGTGTTCAGGTGGTCGTTAATGCCGATACCGATATCCGCAGCTGCACGATTGATATAGCCAGTCGTGTTGTTTTCATTCGGCGGCGCATATTTGTTGATAATGGCTTTAACTGAATTCAGGCCGTATTTTGTCTGATACGTCTGTAGCAACTTATAGATTGCCCGGATACCATATTCAGGAGACTGGAACCGACAGAACCGTGATTCAATTTTCGGATCATGTGGTAACTGCCCCTGCCATTTATTCGCCGGTTTGTAATCGATATTACCTGGGTTATTGTTGCGTTCGCCGCGTGCTGGTTTGCTCATTTTTTACCGCCTGAGAATTTTGACCAAAAGAAGTCCAGTGCAAAAGAACCCATAGCGCCACACATACCGGCAGCAAATACCGTGTAATAAAACGAAGCGTTGAGTTCCACAGAAAGCAGCCCACCCATCAGGCCGGAGAACCCGGAAACCATCATCTGCATGATTGCCCCCAGCCAGCTCCAGCGGTAGCCGTTGCGTTTGTTGTCAATAATGTACCGGGCTAAGCCACCGTAAAGGGATATGGCAAATATGACACCCCATGCTGTACCGGTGACTTTCAGGTCTTTGTCATCCATCTTTGCCATACCGCCCCCTTCCGGAGGATTTAGTTAATAGGGTGCCGCGCACAGTATCTCTGCGCTGATTACGTTTGTTTGTTCAGGATTCTGTGGCGGCGTATATGAAAAAAGGCCGCACAAGGCGACCTTTGGAATATTTATCTGTTGGGACTGTGGGCCTGCAATATTTTGAACTAGTCGGTCAGGCCGACAGGTTGAAATGTGAACTATCCGGAAATTCCGGAGAGCTGAGTAGGTGCCCGTTTCGTGGGCTGACGGCATGGAACGTTACTCATGCACCGGTCGGGATTTACTAAGGCGATATGCCCGTTGTTACCCGTATTCGGTTATTCCCTCGAATTCGGGGGAATTAAAAAAGAAAGCCCCAAGTGTATCGCAAACCAGATTTCTCCGTTCTGCGTAGGGACTATGAGGGGCACTATTTTAGATATGAAAAAGCCCCACCGAAGTGAGGCTCTGTTTTATCAAAGATAACTATGGGGTGACCCACCGAAATCCTTAATCCTAAGCAAATTATATCGACCTCTCAGCCGATGCGGTTCGAGTCCCAGCCCTGCGGCGAAGTGACGAACTAGGCGGTATCGGTAACAGGAGCCGCCTCTGTGACCCTGTTACCTGCTCTTGCCTTTAACTGCCGGAGCATATCACAAACTATACAGCTTTTAGGCGCAAAGTATAATAGTTTTCTCCTATTAATTATAATCACAGGTAAATAATTCTACTGATTACCGATCACTGTGGAATAAATCACATCTTCAATGATGGTATCAGCCCATCTGACCCTGCGCTTTGCTGAGTCAATATCTATCCCCGTCTCTCTGGATAATGATTCGAGAACATTTTGCGGGCTTTTGCGGTTCTTATATCGTTTAATAACCACATCACGAAGCGGATTATTTAGAGGAAAGGCTTTGTTGATACAGGATTCAACGGCATCGGCGTCATCTTTTTCTTTGGCGAGTCGAAGTGCGCCGAGCGTTGATTTGTTTGGTGATACAATCTCCTTTACCTTTTCCAGTAGCTCGTTGCCGGAATATCCCTGTTTTTTGCAGTTACCAATGGTCACGCGGATCAGGGTGGCAGTTTCATCATCCCACTCGTCACGCGACATCAGCTTTCCGATAATGTTTATTCCGCAATCACCATGTGCCTCATCCCCGCGGTAGTGCATTCCCCATAAAGTGAGAAGGTATCTTGCCTGCGGTCTGTCCGATTTCTTTATCTTCCCTACTGATCCGCCCCACTTATCCCTGAGCTGCTTTTCAGTCCTGAAGCATGACAAATCTCTGAATGAACCTCTTTTCATTGCCCTTTCCCCTGGTTGCCTTTCATCTTGGATTTGGTCATCAGTATTTCCGGTATCGATGTGATTTCAGGTTTCATCCACCATCTCCCATATCGTGACATCCAGTGACCCACCGCTTACCCTTTCACCACGCCTGATCCGCATATCATCAATCTGGCTGTCGTCCTTCCAGAAACCGGCGTGAGTTAGCGAATCGAAAACAGCCTTTGGCAGGTTATCGAGGTCTCTCTGTCGCTTGTCCGGGGGATTTGCTGTGATGCTGATTCTGATGCGGGATGTGGTGCTGATATCGAGGTTTTGCTGTCTGATTAACTCTGTGATGTGTTGCCGGTATCTGGTTCCTTTCTCTGCGATGTAGTGCCGACCTCTGGCATGCCGCCAGTACGTGTTTAGCGATGGCGGGTACGGCAACTTAAGGTGATATTGGTTCATACCGATATTTTCCCCTCTGCCAGCAGCTGCGCCTGAGTCCGGATAACGCCCTCAAGGTGACACTGTTTTGCATACTCAGTGTCTGTCAGGCGTGTGCGTCGATCTGTTTCGTCATGGCACGCACTGCACGCCCATGCGCCAAAAATATCCGGTGACTTAATTCCGGTACCGCACAATCCAGGCATCCGATAGTGAGCCAGCACTACCGTTTCAGAATTTCCGTTACACACTCCCGGAATTCGGATCTGGCACTCTCTGCCGCGCGCTTCTTTTCGTAAATTCGCCATAATCACCACCAGTATTCATAGATGCCGAGTGCAATAACAAATATCACCCAACTCAGAGTGAACGGATTACTCAGATATCCCAGGATGCGTTTAATCATCACCATCTCCTTTTATCTTCTCGACTACTTCCAGATGCGGGCATTCATTGGCGCATTGGTCACAGACATAAACTTCATCGTCGGTAAGTTCTTTACTGCATATTGCGCAAGTCATTTAAACCAGTCCTCATATTCAGATTCCGGAACCCGCTGGCGAACAATCTCTATCGACATTGATTCCATATCGCCTTCAGCGTTACGTTGCTTTGCTGTCTCAACAAGTAAGTCAACTGCGCTGAGGTAATCATCCTCCCGGAAATTACCAAGGCACATCCAGCGGTCACAAACGCGCCATACAGTGCGCTTCGTCTCTTCCTCCTTCTGGTTTATGGCTTCGTTTATCGCATCCCTGAAGTTTCTTAACTGGTCAATATCAAGACCTTCAATTTTACTTTTCCAACTCATGTCCGCACCTCCCGCAGCATGGCGTCAATTCTGGTTATCTCCGACCGGCCAAAATCCGGAGTGATGTATGCCTTGCTGACCACCTTCCCGCAAAATTCAATGCGCTTTGGCGGCTCTTCAGGAATAACAACCTCCTGGATGACCGGCGCTTCTGGTTTGCTTCTTGATTCATTTCGGTGCTGATACAAGCGGGTTACAGCGTGAGGTGATACTGCAAACAGCGGTGCCGGATGACCTTGCTTACTGCGGATGCTTCCGACTTTAACAAGGCATCCCATATCCACCATTGCCTTGGTGTATGGCCACATTCTTTCCTTTGACGATCCGCAGCGCAGCGCTATCTCAGTGTTGGTTAGCTGGTCGATATCCCTGCATCGCCTGATGATGTCCACATATGTGCTGAATTGATAATCTGTCATCGCCACATCCTGTTAACCATTGCTCGTGGTGTCGGTTTCAGATATTTGACGAGCGGAAGATACACGGTAACGTCGAAATACTGAGGGTTGATATTCAGTGACTTCACCGGGTTATACCCCTTGCGCCTGTAGTGAGCACAGAGGTTATCGGCTTCGTCATTGGTGAGAAGCTGGTGTATGTGAGGCTCTTTCATGCGTCCTGCTCCCTTTTGAGTTTCATATATTCCGAATTCTCGGGTATCGTCACAAAACAACCGATGCCTGTAGCCCAGCGCTCAACCTGCCCCATGAAGTGGAACATTTCCCCGGTGTCTAACTTTGATGTTTTTCTCATAGTCCTTACGCGCTCTGTATGCTGCGTGGTGGCATCTATCATTTCAGTAACCTCGTAGCCGAGGAATGTATGCTTAAGCATTTCCTTGACTGTCTCAGGCGTGAATTTAGAGCCGTTGTCACACAGGTACTTGCTTATCTCGCCGCACCACATATGAAACGTGGCGTTCTGAGATAGTGAGCGGGTAGATTTCCAGGGCTTGATGATTACTCGGTGGGGTTTGTTTGTTGCGAGTGCTTCTTTGAGGTGTTGCCAGGCTGCATCTTTGGTTGTTTCGTGGAAGAGAAATTCTGCTTCCATTTAGCCTCCTGATTTTTTGGCTCTCCGGATTCTGGCTTTTGCGTTGCGCTCAATCTGGATAAGCTTTTCGATATTTTCACGCCGGTATTTTTCTTCCTGCCGCAATGCTTCGATATCACTGACCAGCCGGGTTTCTCTTTTTGCCATCTTCAGCATTAAATCGAAGGCATCGATAACCTTTCCGCATTCCCTGCATTTAACTCTGCGTTCGTGTTCATTGACCAGATACCCGGAGTGCAAACAGCAACCTCTCGGCTCGTCGTCTTCGTGAACAAATGATATTTTACTTTTCAGGTTGGGGTCAGTGCCGGAAGGAAATGCGACTACGTTGCTTAACTCGCGTTCTGTATCACTCATATTTAGCCTCCTATGCTTTCTTTCCTCGATTCACGAACCATTCGACGGCATCGCATATTTGCTTATCCTCGTACCAGTCTTCAATCCATCGTGATTCGTATTTATCCAGGAAAAACGTCGGCCCACAGTATGGATGCCAGGTCATGTAGATATAGCGGCCGTCATTCAGCCTTAACCGGTACATACGATAGCGGGTAATGTGAATAATGCTCATCCCCTACCCCTTCTCACATTGTGGTGCTCTGCGGCTCCACGCGGCGATTGCCTCGGCTTCATCAAACCTCTTAATCCGCGCGCCACATCCATCACAGGCAACACCGTACAGCGTCAGGCCGTGACTGCTGGGTCTGTGTATCGTGATGTCTGTTCCGCCACAAAACGGACAATCCGGTAGCTTCCGTGTTTTCTTTCCCATATCAGCACTCCCACCATCCATATTTTCTTTTTGCGGAAGAGATGAGCTCCCACCAAATGCTAACCGAATCCTGTGTTTTCTCTGTCATTTCAAACCACCTTGTTACGCTCAGGGAATCCGACTGATACATTGAAGTGACTGCCGGCATCAAAGACGATTCCCACAGCTGACCTACCCCATGGCTTTTTACGCATTGCTGATTGCATCTGCGCTGCTTTTTTCCTCGCCTGTGTTTCGGTTACGCGCACCGGATTAAAATCACCGTCTGTGGATGGAGCACCGTTGACAAACATTGGTTTCGCTTTCATCACTCCTCCGGTGGTTGTGGCAGTGGCATCCAGTGGGTTACCCTTCCGCTAAGCGCATCATCTCTAAAGCACTCTCCATTCCACGAACAATTCCATTGATAATGGCTTTTCCCAAGGCAATTTACCTCTTCCACGTAACACAGGTATCGGCCTGACTCTTCCGGCATTTTTTCCGAGCACTTAATCCATTCCATTGGTGGTCTCCTTTATCATGCGCTGTAGTTCAGCAAAGCGTCTGGTGTTTGCCGCATTCTCAAGTGAGATTATCCGCTGGTATGCCCGTCCTCTCGGCTGGTGCTTTTCTGCTGCGCAATGACATTCAAAAAATACTGAATCCGTTTTGCCTTTGAAAAAATAGCTCTGAGCCCGGATGTAACGAGCTGCGATATAGCGCCCTTGCTTGCTGTACGCCTTATTTAAATCAGTCAGCGTCGTGCCCTTCATCTTCATCTCCTTTTGGCGGTGTCTGGTACGGCAGTCTGCTGCAAACTCCGGCATTCCATGCGCGGTATCTTTTCGCAATCTCACCATGGCTGTATTCATGTCCGCCGGAAAAGTTTATTTTCCGCTGCATCATGACCCACTCCGGCGAATAGCCAAGCTCACCCGCACACCACTTTTCAAAATCCGTTGGTTCCATAATCAGGATTCCTCCTCGCCATTCACCGCGCCAATAAGTTTTTCAAACAAGCGGTCTTCAACTTCTCCGCCGAATCCCTCTTCGAAAAGTCGCTCCAGTAACTCGATAACGAGAGTCTGTTCTTCTTTGGTTAATTCCATAATCAAAAGTCCTTAGTTAATCGCTCTGAACTGATTAAAGTCGTCAGCTGTAATACCCGGTACCATGCAGTTGGAAAACAGAACAACACCTTCCGGAGACTTCACGAACCTGAAGTTTTTAAACTCAGCCTTTCGCTGAATATTCACATCCATGTCTGCCGGAAACTCGCTGTAGTTTTCCAGTAAATAACTCATGGCATCCATCCAGGCGTGTTTGTCTGCATCAGTGAAATAACATTCCTGAAGCAAAGCGTATCCGCTCATATCAAAAGTCCTTCTGTCTTGGGTTCTGCCGCTACTTAACCTGTCTGCGGAAGCTTTCCCAGGTGAAATTAATAACAGTCGGCGACCCCATTCTAAGGCGGTCAATAACCCGATCACCCAATGCCTTTGCCAGTTCGTCAAAATTGAGATTGGTCAGCACACCTACCGGCTTTTTGTTCGATAACCGGCGGTCTACCACCTGAAAAATAATCAGTTCTTCGTTCAGGTTATTGCGCTGCACGCCAACATCATCCAGCACCAGTAAATCCACTTCACACAGGTCGCTGATCAGCTGCGACTCAGTAGTTTTTGCCCCTTTCTGGTATGTCTCACGGACACGCATCATCAGGTCTGGCAGAGTGGCAATCAGAATGCTTTTCCCGTTCCGGATTATCTGGTTGCCGATAGCCGCCGCCAGATGGTTTTTGCCGGTGCCTGGGTTGCCGCTGAAAATAAACCCGCCAAATGATTTCCCGAACTCAGCTGCGTACTGCTGTGATTTACTGAGCGCCCGCTGCTGTTCCGGCGTTGTGGCCTGATAGTTATCGAACGTGCACTCCTGGTGTAACGGACTGATGCCGGAACGTCCCATGATTTTATGCAGTCGAGCCACACGGTTTTCGTCAGCAATCCGTTTCGCATCGATAGCGCCCTGCTCACGCTGCCACGCCATCAGCTCAGCGGCATTCGTAAATTTTGGCTTGATGTGCTCCGGCTTCATGCGGTTAAACCGCGCCAGAGTCTGCGCTGCTGTTGCCATCAGAAGTCCTCCGGTATGAATTGCTGAACACGCTTAGGCTGAACAATACGTTGCCGTGTAGGCGGTGATTTCGGCATAAACAGACCTGTCCAGCCATTTGATATTGACTCTTCGATAACGCTTTCCGGTGAGTGTCCGGCTTCGTAGAATTTAGTAAGCTTGGATATCAGCCCGTTGAGCGTCTGTTTTGTCTTGATCGGTTTTTTCAGGTCTTTCCGGTAGGTAACCCAACCTACCCAGGTATCACGACTCAGCCAATCAGGAAGAGGATGGCCCATTGCATCAAACGGTTCTGGCTTGGCCTGTTTTTCAGGTTTAGGGGATATAGGGGTATTTAGATCTTTATTGTCTTTGGTAAGACTGTCTTTGGTGTTGGGTGATTTCACCAAACTTGAAAGGTTAAAACACCCAACTTCTTGGGTGGTTTCACCCGAACTTTTGGGTGGTTTAACTTTCTCTGTTTTTTGCCTGTTAAGAACCCATTCATCCAGCTTTTTATTGACGCTGATAATTTTGAACAGCCCTGATTTTCTTAAATTTATGATTCGTCTGTTGGCTAGCTTATTCAGTGCTTTGTTCACATCTGAATCATCAAGGTCTGTCATATCCGCGATATAGGTATTTGTCACTTTGTCTTCGGATTTATTCCACCCGAAAGTACACATGATCACCGCGTCAAACACCTGGTGTTCCTGACCAGACATTTTCAGTTTTGGCTTCAGTTTCCCTATGCTTGTTGCGGTGCGGAAATATCCGTCTTCAAGGCTTGCCACGTTAACCTCCGGCTTATCCGGCGATAGTTGTTTGTTGGCAAAATCCGCATGCCTAACAACTCCCATAGCGACCTCCATATCTTTGTTTCGTAATTACTTTCATGTATAATTACTCCGTAATTTGCTGCATCAAAAAAGGGGAAACCGTATATTCCCCTTTCCTAAATCACTGGTTATTGATACAGTGTGAAAGTTAAGTGCTTTTCTTAATGCGCCTCTGCTGCTCCAACAGCCGGGGCGTTTTCTTTTGTTCTCATCAGAGAGAGTTCGCCGATCTGCTTCCACAGAAACCGGTACTCTTCCTCGCTGATTTTCTTCTCGCCTGGCAAAACAAAATCCCTAATTCCTGACGCAGCCAATACTTCGCAGCAATCCGAGAATTTCTCTGCTCTGCGCATGATTGTTGAGTCGTGAACATTGAGCAGCTTTGCCACTACCGTTTGGGATGTTTCACGCAATTGCTGATGTGCCGTGGCGGTTAGATGATTTGACACAAACCGGTTAAACGATTTGCGTGGATTTGCATTTTCCATAATTCATAATGTCCTTATTGAGATACAGTTATTAGCTCACTTCCTGTGAGGTGCTTGCTGTGTTGAAAAAAATGTAATTTGGTGGGTTCTGCCTCTTCGGTACATTGTCTCCTTGGAGATACGCCGCCCGCCCGACAATATGCTGTGCCGTTCAGCTACTGATTTTTGGTTGTCTTATGCGGCAAGTTCAGGCCAGTTTTTTTCCCAATCTTCTGGATATAAATGCTGGCGCTTAACCACTGAGTTGCTGTTTTTTTCAATGAGCACACATAACTCTGTGCCGAGTTTTGTGCCCTTTGAGATTGCCTTTCTCAGGTATCCGATAGTTGTTCCGCATTTTTTTGCGAAAGACTCTTGTTCTGATACTGAGAGCGCATTTAGGAAAATCCGTAATTGTTCCATGCGTTGTCCTTGTTTACCTATGCGTGAGATAAATATACCCGTAGGTATACATTTAATCAATACCCATAGGCAATTTACCGAAAGGTAATTTTGTCGGATGATTTAGGTATGAATGCTGAAAACGATTTATTTGAGAAAAGAAGACAAAAGCTATCCGAACTTGTTTCCCAATATGGGACGCAGGAAGAGTTTGCTCGCGCCATAGGGAAGGACAAATCTTACGTATCCAGAATGCTTTATCCTCCAGAAAAGAAGGGGTATAAGCGCATAGGTGACAAAATGGTTCTTGCTATTCAATCTGCTTTAGGTCTGCCTCATGGCTGGCTGGATGGGATTACAGGCACGGATATTCCTGCACCATCGCCAAGTACATCCTACAAAGTGGAAATCCTCGATGTTGAAGCCAGCGCTGGACCTGGTGTGATGGTGCTGGATGATTTTATTGAAACTATCACGGCAATTGAGTATTCGGCGGAAGAGGCAAAGAGACTATTCGGCGGAAGACCAGCTGAAACAATCAAGATGATCACCGTGAAAGGTGACTCTATGGTGGACACCTTCGAACCACGCGATCAGATATTCGTTGATATGACTGTCAACCATTTTGACGGTGACGGAATTTATGTCTTCATACTGGACAATCAACTCTACATTAAGCGCCTGCAAATGCAGCACAAGCGCCTTGCTGTGATATCAGATAACCCAAAATATGAAACATGGCACCTGCATGAAGATTCTATTGATGGTGTCTTCATACAGGCTAAGGTACTCGTGAGCCAGTCTATTAAGTATAGATTTCACGGCTAACAGTGGCCTGACGACACGTTTTAGGGTGTGGTGATTATATCTAATTGATTTGAAATATTTTTAATTAACTATAAATGCAGAGGTGCAACATTTATGAGCACAAAGAAAATAAAATCCAAAAGAATCTTATATAAGGAAGTTTTGATACCAGGACAAACAGCATCTCTGCAAAAAATTCTGTCAGAAATATTGTCTAAACACCAAAAAGCAGAAAACAGAAAGGAGCTAGTGAACCCAAATGATGACGATTTATTTAGATTGATAAATAAATCAGAAACCTTTCAGGGTATGCTTTTTTGTCAACTGGTTTCATTTGAGCCTGGTCACTCTCAGCGGTACATACAATTAAAAGATGATGCCGAATCTTATGAGATTAGATCTGTGACTTCAGTTGAATTATCGAAGTTAACAGAAGAAGAGGCTGATGAGGTAAAACAGGAACACAGTGAAGTCGTCAGGGAATTTATTGATTCAATTCTATATTTTGGTGTTTTTGGCAACAGCATTGTCGTAATGCAATCAAGAGCGTTGACCACCAGAGAGCTTGAAACTCATCTAAGATGGCTTCTTGGTACTCTTACATCAAATATAGCTGACGGCGGAATTCTGATGATACGGGATAAACCTAAAGAGGAAATCATCGAAAAGGTCATGGCCAGACCTATAAAATCTGTCTCTGTTGGAGCCCCGATAGAAGCAGTCAGCACTATAGATAAAGGTAAGCAATCATTTTCACCATCAGGAACAGGCGCTGATGTAATCAAGGCAATGCTGGCTGAAAAATGGGATAATTTCATGAAGGGAATTAAACTGACAGACTGCCTTGATGATGCTAACCTTGAAGTAAAGCTAGTCTTCACCTACAAAAGAAAAACTACAGAAAGTGGAGAAAGAGTACTCAGGAAAATAGCTGACTCAACAAGGCATTATCCAGATGAAGACGTTACCGTCGAAATGGTGGCGGAACCAGATTATCAGGTGAAGACATCAGGTTGTGGCATAAGGTAAATCTCATTACTTATAATAGTCTAATTGATGAACATGATCTTTATGGCCAAATGCATGAATGGCTGACAAGCCTACTAACTACCAAAGAGATTGAAGGGTATGATGCCGAAGAATAGCACAAAAAAACGAGCCGGATTAGGTGGAATCGCCCACCTAGTTATTGCCGTTTTTGTTGCTATCATTGGATATAAAATATCTCTATGGTTAGTTCCTGATGATTTAAAATCAATACCTTGGGGGGTGATAACTGTTCTCCTTCTCCCAACAGGTTATGGTGTCACATTTTTAACAAAACTTTCCGAAGTAAAAACAAATACTGTTGACCTGTTATCTCGTAGTGAAATCAGGCACCTTGAAATTATACTTAACCATAAAAAATCATGGGCATATATGACGTTATGCTTTCAGTTTATGATTGTGGCAGCAAACATCATACTTAGTATTGGTAGCCTGCCAGAAAGCCTACTGCCATATAACAAAGTTATTCTTTGTTGGCTCATAGGGCTAACTATCACCTCTCTTTACTTGATATTGCCATTTATATTGGGTGTCAGTGAAATAAACGACTTCGTCGCAAAAGTCAAAGAAAGGCAAATGAGAAAGAAAAGAACAGACGCAGCCATAAAAAAATTACGTAATCACTAATAACCCACGCCAGCCCTCCACGCGAGGGCTTTTTTGTGCCCGCAATTCCACCACCTGTGTGATCTGCGTCCAATCGTGACGATTTTTTGAAAATAAATTGGCTGTGAAATCAAGCAGGTAAACTTTTTGCGTGTAAATTGTTTACCTTCGGGTATTTACATTTAAATTACCTGTGGGTATATTTATACCCATCGAAGGGCAACCGGAGATACCGATAGTCGAACGGCGCGACTTTAAACCATGCGTCGGGCACTCGGCGGAACCAGCTAGTTAAGTGGTCAATGAGATGCACTACAGATCACTTATGAAATTTAATATTTGCATAAGTCATTTGATAGGAGCAGCGCATGAAAACGAAAGTTACCTGTCCGTTGTGTCTGAGGACATTTGACCCACGAATACCAGTAATGCACATCAGCAAGTATCACAAAGATGCCACTGATGCTCAGTTAGCAAAAATCAGGAGCGTTCGCAGAAAGGCGACATACGCAAGCAGCTGAGAATGAACCGCAAGCCGATTATGCCGAACGGTGATATTACGGCAAGGGCATGAAGCGCAGATATTTTATGCACCAACACCAGAACAGGCGCTAAATCGGTCGCGTCAGGAATTAATAAAGCACCGTCAGCATCGGAGGATTTATGTAGAAAGCAAAGCGGATAGACCGCAGTTGCATAGCGACAATGGTTAGGTGGTGACTAACCCCTGAGTAGCCTGATGGCTAGCCTGTGTAGCGACGGGTCAAGGTTCTTATATTACAAGTAGCTCTGGTAAAGCAGCGGGAACGCCAAGCCCGCACCAGTCATTAGCTGCCGATTGGCATGCAACCTCAAGGGCATGAGCGAGGCCACTGCGAGAGTGTGGCACTTCACCCCAGCGTCTTCACGAGGGCGTTAGGTTGAATGACTAACACCCCGAAGCGGGGATAACTATTAACAGGAGTACGCATGCAATTGAGAATAGACAAAGCAACGCTTCTGGCTGTCATGGAATGCATGGCGGTAAGAGATGTTCGCTATTACATCTGCGGAATCTGCTTCCTTCCCGATGGAAAGGTGGCGGGCACTGACGGACACATGCTTGCTTACGGTGAGCATAATAACCAGATTGACCACGAAGTTATCCTGTCTGTCGGAAAGCTACCTATCAAAACGTTTGATTATGCGGTTTTTGACACAGACGCAGGCATTGTGAAACTTCTGACCGATGAAGACGTAACCGTTGGTGTCACGCTTTGCGGTGTCATTGATGGTAAATATCCGGATGTTTCCAGGGTAATGAGAAATGCAAGAAACGCCGATGAGAAGTTGCCGTCAAAAATAGGATTTAACGCTGGATATATGGCGAAGCTGGAAAAAATAGCCAAGTACGTTAATCCGAAACTTCCTGCACTTCAAATTCAGGTAAAGACGGCGTGTGATGCGGTTATTTGCGACATCGTAAACCCACATAAAACACCTGTGTCGGTATTGATTATGCCGATGCGGATTTAGTTATCGGACATCACGTAGCACAGGGAAGTGCATAGGAGGAAGTGTGGAACATAAAATATCGCTATTAAAAAGAGCAGGTGAATCTGCATTCCCGGTAAAAATGGATATGGGAGACGGTTCCAGGATTGAAGGTATGGGCATGTCGCTGCGCGATTATTTTGCAGCCAAAGCCATGCAGGGAATTCTTGTTAACACAGAGAGAAATGAATTTTCATTCGGCAAGGTGGATGAAATAGCATCCAAGGCTTACGAGCTGGCAGACGCAATGCTCAGAGCAAGGGAGAAATAACATGGAATTTAAAGGCACGCCGGGGCCGTGGTCACATGCTGGTAGCCACGGTCTTAACGAAACAGCAGGCGGCGCTATTCACGGAGACGGAAAAACACTTTGCCTGATTCTCGGAAAGGGCATCGGGAAGGAAAAAGCTACTGCCAATGCGAAACTGATGGCGGCAGCACCGGAGCTACTTGAGCAGTTAATCCGACTGAGGAATAAAATTGCTGACTATCATCCTGACGACGATGATCATCTGGATCTGGTCGATGCAGTAATCAAAAAAGCGCTTGGGCGCAAATAGCCGCCCTGCTCTCTTTCACACAGAAGTAACCCACCCTATCCCACCTCGGGATATCAGCAGGTAAACAACATGAAAACTAAACCTTGTCGCGCAATGCTCGATGGCTGCGCGGTGCGTATTGTCACGCCTCAAGCCAAGCGGAATAAGCACGTTCCGCGCTGGGTTGAGTATTTAGCACTCGTAATTGTCACCGCCGTAGCTGTTATCCCGACGGCGATGTAAGGGGGATTTATGCAGCAACACATTGCAATCACGTACGTCAATTCCTGTCACTCACAGGTGACATTGCAGCGTGAACAGGAAGTTCACTTTGATGAAACCAGTAATCTCAGAATCAGCACAGGAAGTGCAGAGGCTGTAATCGCTCTGGTTGAAAGCTACAGGGATGTAATCACGGAAGATACAGTGAAGCGCATGGATGCGGCCGACATCGTGGACATGCTACGGAAAGCAGGGTTCGACATGGATGTTATCGCACAGCTTGCAGGAAGGAGCGCAGCATGAACGCATACGCAGCACAGGATGCTCAGGAAGAGCGGCGGCTGGAGCATGCAGCATGGCAGGATGCCGTGTCATGTGACTTTGAGGAATTCACACAGGACGTGATATTCGAAATCAGCACGGACACGCTGGAATACCTCGGCACTGAAAGGGAAAACGAAATCAGGGAGGCAATCGACAAAGTATTAAGAAAACGGAGCAAGCAGCATGGAAACGGGAATTTATTATGGGCTTAGCAACGAGGACTATCACAACGGGCCCGGGATAAGTAAATCACAGCTGGACCTTATCGAACAGTCGCCGGCCGACTTTATCTGGCAACGGAATGCCCCGGTGGATGAGGAAAAAATAAAGGCCCTGGATTTCGGGACTGCCGTTCACTGCCTTTTGCTTGAGCCTGATGAGTTCAATAACCGGTACAGGATAGGACCGGAAGTAAACAGACGCACATCCGCAGGGAAGCAGGAAGAAAAGGAATTCTTCGAAATGTGCGAAAAGGAAGGAATCACGCCAATAACCCATGACGACAACAGGAAGTTGATGATCATGCGGGATAGTGCCATGGCCCACCCTATCGCAAAATGGTGCCTTGAAGCTGAAGGAAAAGCCGAGAGCAGTATTTACTGGAAGGACGATGAAACGGACATTCTTTGTCGGTGTAGACCGGACAAGCTGATAGAACAACACGGATGGATTGTCGATGTGAAAAGCACCGCGGACATGTCCCGCTTCGAACGTGCTTTTTACGATATGCGCTATCACGTTCAGGACGCGTTTTACTCAGACGGATATAAGGACCTGTCCGGAGAGTTGCCGGTGTTCGTATTTCTCGCGGTCAGCACAACAATCGACTGCGGAAGATATCCGGTCCGTGTATTCATTATGGATGATGTGGCAAAGGATGCCGGACGGTCCGCATACAAACAAAATCTCAGAACATACGCCGAGTGCATTAAAACGGATGAATGGCCCGGCCTGAGAACACTATCACTGCCACGCTACGCAAAGGAATTGAGAAATGAGTAACCCACCAATCGCACAGGCGGATCTGCAAAAAGCACAAGTGACCGCGGTTAAAGAAAAAACAAAAGACCAGCAGCTAATCCAGTTCATAAACCAGCCAGGCATGAAAGCGCAATTATCAGCTGCCCTGCCGCGTCATATAACACCGGACCGCATGATCAGGATTGTCACCACCGAGATACGGAAAACACCATCACTGGCAACCTGTGATATGCAAAGCTTTATCGGCGCAGTTGTCCAGTGCTCGCAACTTGGCCTTGAACCAGGTAACGCATTGGGCCACGCCTACCTTCTTCCATTCGGTAATGGGAAAGCGGCATCAGGGCAACCAAATGTTCAGTTAATTATCGGGTACCGCGGCATGATCGACCTCGCCCGCCGGTCCGGTCAAATAATCAGTATATCGGCCCGCTCCGTGCGCGAAGGTGACAGCTTTCATTTTGAATATGGCTTAAACGAGGACCTTACGCACGTACCAGGCGAAAACGACTCGGGCCCAATCACCCACGTTTATGCAGTAGCCCGCCTGAAAGAAGGCGGCGTCCAGTTCGAGGTTATGTCTTTTTCTCAGATTGAGAAGGTCCGCGATTCAAGCAAGGCCGGTAAAAACGGTCCATGGGTATCTCACTGGGAAGAAATGGCGAAAAAGACCGTCATCCGCCGCCTGTTCAAATATCTGCCGGTATCTATCGAGATGCAGAGGGCCGTCATTCTGGATGAAAAAGCAGAGGCCAACGTGGACCAGGAGCATGCATCTATTTTTGAAGGTGAGTACGAAACTGTATCGCCGGAATAACCCCACCGTTTCAGGATGAAGCGTAATGCAGGGATGCTGATAACAGAGGAATGAATATGAAAAGTGAATATGTGATGCACGGCCAAGTGATGAAATTTGTCTCACCAGAACCAGACCCGAAAGATGTCTGTAACCTCTGTGCCGGTAATGTCGGTAAAAATAATTTAATTCAGGGACAGGCAGCAAATATCTGTTTTGACTGCTCAGATTTGGCGAAGCAGTTGGCAGATGAAAAGCGGAAAGAAAGAGCAGATAAAGAATTGAATGAACTTGATGAAATTCTAAGAAATATGACCACCTGCTCAATGCCTGCTATTGCTCGGCAATTATACCGAATGGGATATAGAAAGATTCAGGAGGGGTGATGGATATATCACGACAGCAGTTTGAAGAATACATTAAATTGCATACCGACCCGGCAGAGTTGGAGCAGAAATTGAAAAAGGCCAATAACGGATTAAATTACACTGACCTGGGTGTCGATTTAATGTGGATTGGCTGGCAGGCTTCGCGGGAAAGTTTGGATATCGACAGGCTCAAAAAAGAGCGCAACGAAGCTATTGGTCATTTAATTTCTGTATTTGACCAATATGCCGGTCTCGACCATTTATTTATGTCAGCCGGAGAGGATGCCTGCGAGTTTTTGGAAGAATTAGGTTACGGAACCGACACCGGTAGAGTTTTTGCATTAAGCGAAAAGATACTGGAATTAAATAGCGGCGACTGAATCACCATGACAATCGGATTTGTATTACTACTGGTAATGCACGGATCTGCTGTGCCTGTTACCGATGATATTTATACGCTCGAAGAGTGTGAGAGCCGCGCAGTGCAGCTAAAGGCTGTGCGGAATGTTGAATTAGTGTGCGCGGAGGTGGTGAGATGAAGGTTAAATTATTGAATGATGGTGGTTATGCTGGGCTGGAGAATATTAGTTTCCCAGTGATTGCTGAGGTTAACAATCATTATGTCTCAGGGTTTGATGTTGCGGGATCGGAGCTAATCCGCATCGGCGGAGATGGAGAGCATTTAAATATCAATTTCGATTACTATTTTTCTATCAGCATCGGAGAATGCGAGGCAATCAATGAACAAATATCGTGACAAATCAGACTTTGAGATTAATAAGGCTGTAGCTAAGCGTTATTTAACGCACGATTTCAGATTAAATAGTACCGATGAAATCGTTGAGCTGATTGATGTAGATTTATACCGAGAATATGGCGGTGAATTTAACCTCGCAAATAAGTACGTCATTGGTAAATTCGACCCATGCAACAACCCGGCGGACGCAATGCCGATTGTTATTAGGAGTTTGATATCATTAATATCAGACAAGTCAGATGATGGTGAATCAGCATGGTGGGTTGCTCAAGACGTAACAGGCAGTATTGCGTCGGGATTGAAATCCAATCCATACCGCGCCGCTATGGAAGTATTCCTGATGATGAAGGATGCTGAGAATGAAAAATAGCCACCGCTGCGAAATATGCAATAAGCGCCTTAATAAAAGTGAGTTGCTTTATTACGGCTACACCTGTGAACAATGTGAGCGCCATTTCATTACTGAGTATGAAGGAAATAAATTAAAAACCGCAATTTCGCTTATCAGGCTGTATTTCAGAAAGGTAATTTACTCAGTGTAGGTGACCAATGAAAAAGTATGACTTAATTCTCGCAGACCCACCCTGGCAATATAACAACAAATCCTCCAACGGCGCGGCAGATAACCACTACAACACCACCGATTTTTATTCCCTCACCCGCTTACACATCGAAGATATAGCCTCCGATAACTCCGTACTCTGCATGTGGTACACGGGTAACTTTGTCCGTGAGGCTTACGAACTGGCTGAGGCGTGGGGATTTAAAGTGCGTACCGGCTTCGGGTTCGTGTGGGTGAAGCTGAACAAAAACGCAGGGGATCGGATAGATAAACATCCGCCGGAGGATTTCTTTGATTTTATGGAATTGCTGAACTCAGAGACGCGCATTAACGGCGGCAACTATACCCGCGCTAATGCAGAGGTATGCCTGATTGCTACCAGAGGCCGGGGACTGAAACGCCTGTCGGCCAGCGTCCGGCAGATAGTGTATTCCTGCCTCGGTGAACACAGCGAGAACCCAAAGGAAGTACATCACCGGCTGGAAGAGTTATATGGAGATGTACCGCGCATAGAACTGTTTGCCAGGGAGAAATACGGCGAATGGGATGTGTATGGGGGTCAGGTGCCGGGAAGTATTGAGTTATGACACCACAGGAAGCAGAGAACGGACGCAGACGAATAGCAAGGGATTGCCTGAAGGAATTAATGCAGTACACATCAGACGAACAACACACCGCAATACTCGACAAATACACGCCGAAATTTAAACCACTTAATCACCTGCGCTTTCCGGCAAAGAGAGTGCTCGGGTATTACGTGCGTACGTTACAGAAGGAGATGAGGGATGGATCTTAATGATGAGGTTCTGACTACAAAAGAAGCATCTCAGTTATTGAAATGCTCTGAGCGTGAAGTGCGCCGGTTAATCAGAACTGGCGAACTCACGGCCAGCCAGCGGAAGACCAGAGGCGAAAACGGAAGGGTTATTTACGGCCGGTATCGCATGCTGAAGTCGGATTGTCTTGCTTATGCGATCAGCATTCATGAAAATAACCTGGTGAATACTGATTGTCGTGACAAATCGAAGGAGAGATTAAAATCATGTCAATCAAACTACGGTACGGCGTGTGGCACTGTGATTTCGTTTCGTCAGGCGGAACGAGAGTTAGAAAAAGCCTTGGCACGTCAGACCGCGAATTAGCAGAAGAGCTGCACGATAAATTAAAGGCGGACTACTGGAAAATAGACCGCCTTGGTGAAGAGCCGGAGTATCGCTTTGAGGAAGCGTGCTTACGGTGGCTGAAAGAGAAGCAAAGTAAAAGAACGATTAACGCAGACAAAGGCCGGATCAGATTTTGGCTGCAACATTTCAAGGGACGGCCAATAAGTACGATAACCAATAATGAATGCCAGAATATCATATCACGGATGAAGAAACAGAAGCCCGGCGGCGGGTATCCGTCACAGGCATCGAAGTATGCATATCTGGCGTTTATCAGAGCAATGCTGAGAATGGCGGCTAATGAATGGGGATGGCTGAAACATGCCCCTTATATAAAAGCCACTCCGCCTCGTCAGCCGCGCATAAAGTGGATGACGCGTGAGCAGGTTAGCGCACTTATCAGTCATGCGGCCGATTACCTGAAGCCGGTAATCACATTCGCTGTCGCCACCGGGCTGAGGAAGTCGAATATCATGGGGCTGGAATGGTCTCAGGTTGACCTGGTAAGAAAGGTTGCATGGATAAATCCGGATCAGTCCAAAAACTTCCGCGCCATAGGTGTTTCTCTGAACGATACCGCCTGCCAGGTAATACGCGAGCAAATTGGCAGGCATGAGCAGTTCGTTTTCGTCAGGGAAAGAAAGCTGCACGGCACTACAGAGTTAGTTCCTATGCGTGCCGATGCAAACAAGGCTTTCAAAAGTGCAATGCGCATAGCAGGAATTGAGGGATTCCGGTTCCACGACTTGCGACACACCTGGGCGAGCTGGTTAATTCAGGCCGGTGTTCCATTGTCAGCGCTTCAGGAAATGGGCGGATGGGAAAGCATAGAAATGGTACGAAGATATGCTCACTTGTCACCCGCTCACTTGCAGGAACACGCGAAAAATATCGATGACATTTTTAACGCTCATGGCACGAATATGGCACGCAAAAATGTAGTCTGATTTATTTATCGCGTAACTTATTGATTTACTGGTGCCGGATACCGGATTCGAACTGGTGACCTTTTCATTACGAATGAACTGCTCTGCCAACTGAGCTAATCCGGCACGGCATTATTACACTCCTGCCCGGCAGGGTTTTCAAGCTGAAAACCGGAAATCTCTGCCGCTTTGCCTGATTTTTCTTCTTTATTCATACCTTCCTTGCGTGATCTGAAGCACAAATTCGTTATTTTCCGTTTTCAGCGGGCGGTTGCTGATTCTTCATGAAATCGTGTCTGTCTCTGTAAATCACTCCGGATACCATCAAAGATGAATAACCTGACAACAAGAACTTGATTCTAATTATCAACTGATATTAATATGCATTATGGATTTAAATGCCAAATAAATAGAAAATAACAGCGTTAAATTTCAATAACAAGACCCGGGGAAATATGTATATCACACACATCCTGTTACTATTCACCCGCTGATAATGTAAACATTTAAGTACAGCGTTTTGCTTTACTAACATGACTGTAAATGCGAAACCGTGAATATGATCACTAAACAACCACATACCGGAATGCATAACAATTCACTGCTTTAATTAAATATCTTTGTTATTCCCTGCTGTCGCTTACTTTTCATTCATGTAACGTAACATTATCAATGTGATCTTTATCATCAAATTTATCCTGACTGTGTCACATTTTTATTTTTATCCCAGGTTTCAGTTGAAGGATTCAATAAATCATAACGTTTTTCCGTGCGATCAATAAAAACAAAGATGATTATAACAATTGTTACTTATAAGATATTTTAACTTAAATTACCGTACCAGTGCATCTGATGCATAGTTTTTGTTAAAAAAGAACAAGACTTCTCATCCGTTTTTTTATTCTTCCTGTAAAGATAGATTTAAATTTGTACGTTTAACCCTTATTTACTTTTTCTTAACCTATATAAAATCCCACAGAATAAAATGGCTTTTCATTGCAGCATAACTGCCCGACAGCATTGAATTATTCATATTACTCCCGGATTTTAACGATGAGGTAAATGTATATTTAACATAAATACACAACAAGACATTAACAAACACAATTCATTGAATATAATGAATTATTTTAGTTTAAGTGATACAGATCACCCAGTTTACACCTGTGATTAATACGGATCTTGTTTATTTCAATACCCCCCATTCCCTTTTCATTTTTTTTCACGCATGATGATTTCACGCCAAACGAAAAGGATGGCAGAGAAAGAAATAACAGAAATAAAAAAACTAAATTTGAATTAAGACAAGAACACTACCGGATTTACAAATGCTATATCATTCACAAGGCATGATACTTATAAACAGATAAATGCCTGTGTAAATTATCGAGTTATTATTATAAATAATTGGAGATTTTACCATGATGTATCCAGCAGAACCGTATCGTATTAAAAGTGTTGAAACCGTATCCATGATCCCTCGCGAAGAGCGTATCAAAAGAATGAAAGAGGCCGGGTACAACACTTTCTTGTTGAATTCCAAAGACGTTTATGTCGATTTACTGACCGATAGCGGCACCAACGCCATGTCCGATAAACAATGGGCCGGCATGATGATGGGTGACGAAGCGTACGCGGGCAGCGAAAACTTCTTCCATCTGGAAAGAACTGTTCAGGAATTATTCGGCTTTAAACACATCGTTCCTACTCACCAGGGCCGCGGTGCAGAGAACTTACTCTCTTCATTAGCTATCAAACCGGGTCAGTATGTTGCAGGTAACATGTACTTCACCACCACCCGTTATCACCAGGAAAAAAATGGTGCGACATTCATCGATATCGTCCGCGATGAAGCTCACGATGCGGGCCTGGATGTGAAATTCAAAGGCAACATCGACATTAAAAAACTGGAAAAACTGATTGCTGAGAAAGGCGCGGAAAATATCGCTTATATCTGTCTGGCGGTAACCGTAAACCTGGCAGGTGGTCAGCCGGTCTCTATGGCAAACATGCGTGAAGTCCGCCAGTTATGTGACAAGCACGGCATCAAAGTGTTCTACGATGCGACCCGCTGTGTGGAAAACGCCTACTTCATCAAAGAGCAGGAAGAAGGCTTCGAAGATGTCTCCATTAAAGACATCGTTCACGAAATGTTCAGCTACGCTGACGGTTGTACCATGAGTGGTAAAAAAGACTGTCTGGTGAACATCGGTGGTTTCCTGTGTATGAACGACGACGACATGTTCTCTGCTGCACGTGAACTGGTTGTGGTTTATGAAGGGATGCCTTCTTACGGTGGTCTGGCCGGTCGTGATATGGAAGCGATGGCTATTGGTTTACGCGAAGCGATGCAGTTCGAATATATCGAGCACCGCGTCAAGCAGGTTCGTTACCTGGGCGAAAAACTGAAAGCAGCCGGTGTACCGATTGTTGAGCCGGTCGGCGGCCACGCAGTATTCCTCGATGCACGCCGTTTCTGCCCGCATCTGACCCAGGATGAGTTCCCGGCACAGAGCCTGGCAGCCAGCATCTACATGGAAACCGGTGTACGTTCTATGGAGCGCGGTATTATCTCCGCAGGCCGTAACAAAGAAACCGGCGACCATCACCGTCCGAAGCTGGAAACCGTTCGTCTGACTATTCCTCGTCGTGTATACACCTATGCACACATGGATCTGGTTGCTGACGGTATTATCAAACTGTTCAAACACAAAGAAGACATTAAAGGGCTGAAGTTCGTATACGAGCCGAAGCAGTTACGTTTCTTCACTGCACGCTTTGATTACGTGTAATTATCTGATGACAGAGGCCTCATTATTTTAATGGGGCCTTTTTGTCTCTGCATCCCTATAACAATAAAGAACAAATAAAATCGATAAATATGAATGCTGTTGGTGATATTTATCATTAATAGGAAACTTTTATTATGAGTATTCATAGTGCCGATACAAATAAATCACCCGGACTGACCAGCGGAACCATGCTTGTTATAGCAACAGTCGTTGGCGGCGGTATGTTTTCTTTGCCGATTGCGATGGCCGGTGTCTGGTTTTCCGGTGCCACCGTTATTTTGATTTTAGTTGCAATTATGATGTTACTGACCGGTCTGATGTTAGTTGAAGTTAACCTGCATTTTGAACCGGGCGCCAGCTTTAATACCTTCACCACCGAGTTACTGGGCAAAAAATGGAATATTGTCGTGGGTATTGCCTTCGGGTTTGTACTCTATATTCTGACGTATGCCTATATCTCCGGGTCATCCGCTGTTCTGACTCAGACGATATTAAAATATACCGGTGTCGCCCTGCCGATAAAAGCCGCGGTCGTGATTGTCGCCTGTCTGGTGGCTGCGATTGTCTGGTACAGCTCATTATGGGTCGGACGTATTACCACCATTTTAATTTTCGGTAAGTTTATCGCGTTCTTTGCCACCTTCTCCGGACTGGTTGCACACGTGGAAATTGCCAATCTGCTGGATTCCGCATCAGTGGCAATACCCGGAACGAAATATCTGCCTTATGTTCTGATGACACTGCCGTTCTGTATTATTTCGTTTGGTTTCCACGGTAACGTGCCGAGCCTGGTGAAGTTGTACGGCAAAACCAAATTCCGCTTTATTACCCGTTCAATTATTATCGGGACAATATTTGCGGTACTGCTGTATATCTTCTGGCTGGGTGTCACGATGGGCAATATCAGCCGCGCCAACTTCTCTCCGATTATTGCCAAAGGCGGGAACATTGATGTGTTCGTTGAGGCTATCGGCGGAGTGATGTCAGGGAAAACCATGGATCTTATCCTGACATTCTTCGGTAACTTTGCGGTGGCCAGTTCCCTGCTGGCAGCAACACTCGGCCTGTTTGACTATATTGCCGACCTGCTGAACTTTAAAAATGACAGCGCCGGTCGTTTCAAAACAGCAGTAGTGACGTATCTGCCACCGGCGGTGGTGTGTTTCTTCTTCCCGAACGGATTCGTTTATGCCATCGGTTATGCCGGTCTGGCCTTTACTATCTGGAGTGTGATTTTACCGCCGTTCCTGGTAAAAGCCTCCCGCAAACGCTACAGCGACAGCGATACCATTTACCGTTCGCCGTGTAACAGCGCGGTACTGAATCTGGTGATTGTCTGCGGTGCGATTGTGTATCTGACGGTCATTCTGGATGTGTTCGGCTGGCTGCCGGCATTTAAATAA